AAGACCCTTGAAGTGGAGTCTATGTGATTGGAGGGATGCCAATGAAGAAATGCTATTTCCTCGGGTTAGATGAAATATACGATCTTGATTTGATGGGACGTGTAAATGAAGAACTGGAGCAACTTGTCCAGAAAGAAGATCAGATTGAGTTCTGGTTTTTCAGCGTTGTTCATCCATTTGAGTTCTCATGTTTTTACCTTGCCATCGGCATGAGAAGCAAGTATCCCGATAAGGACATTAAGATTGTAAAGGTATATGACCCGGTGAGATCGGACAATCCGGACAGTTGGTTTGAAGCAGTTTATGACCGTCATCTCCCGTGGAATCTCCTTGATCGAATTGATCTTGCGCCAGTAATGGATGAGGGCTTTGGACAGATTCCATCTCAGGCCGTCAATCAGTTAAATAAGGTCGAAAGATGGGTTATCAGACAGATGGATGTAGTCATTGCATATAACTATCCTCGTCTTGAAAACAGCGTCTCATCGATGATAAAACACGCGCAGGTTTCATCCAATGCAGACATCATCAGTATCTCTTTTGAGGAAACCGAAAGAATCATCCAGGAGCAAATCGATGCGATGCCCGATGAGCGGACATCAACCATTTTTAAGCTCCGCCAGGATGGAGTAAGCAACAAAGAAATCGGTAAGGTACTTGGTATCTCTTCAACAAGGGTTAGCCAGCTTACTGATAGAGCAACAAGAGAAATACGCCGGACACTCAAGGCGCGAATCAGTCAACAGATAAAAAAAGAAAAGCCGCATCATATATGTGGTCTGGTAGGACTGAGCAATGACGGATCGGTACTTCAGTTGGCTGTTTTCGATAGTCTCTTACATCATCTCGTTGAGTATTGCGGAGTAAAAGAGTTTTGGCTTGACGAACAGACTGCCAAATCAGGCTTCGGATCGAGAGTAGCGCTTTTCTGTGCCAGAGGAGTACGCACTCTTGGATTGTCTGAAAGACCGGAAGCAAAGGTAGTGGTATGCCTTCCTGTCGAAGATGATGGAATGTGGGCGCAGAGCATAAAGAAGCATGTACCTCCGTATCGTGCTGTAGTTAACCTCGGTATCGATCAACCGGAAGATGCTGATATTTATCAGGAAATGATCAGACAGTGCAAGTTCTTCATAACTGATTTTTCCACCCCCAAAGCACAACTGATTCGAGACTTATGCGGTAAGAATGGTGACACCTATTTGTTGGATGCTTCAAAGGATAAACTCAAGATCGCGGAACAGTATATCTGATTCACAAGGTCCCCGGAGCCGGTATGCTTCGAGGACCTTGTTTCATTTTTCAGCTCCCTTATGGCAATAAGGGTATATTGAATTGAGTGAAAGATATACTATGTGTTCGGGCGGTTTATGCCGCATCATTCGTGTGAACATCACATTAGTCCACAAATTATTGATGTGGTATGAACAAATATGTGAAAATAACAAGTTATTTACGCCATAAGCGTACTTCCTTGAATAAAAGCGTAAAATCTTGGAGTATTTAGCGTGATAAAGCGTAAACGCTTGGAATGATGCTGCCTCTTTTTCGCCTATAATATATATAGATAGGTGGTGAGGCAACATGGACCCTAAATTTATCCGCGACAGGATTACTCAATTACGACTGCAGAAAGGTGTTTCCGAATATAAGATGAGTTATGATCTCGGTCATAGCCGCAGCTACATTTATAATATTACTGCAGGAAAGTCTCTGCCTCCTATGGCTGAATTCCTTCAGATTTGCGACTACTTTGAGATCACCCCAAGCCAGTTTTTTAATGACACATCGGAAAACCCTGCTCTGTTGCAGACCGCTATTGAAGAACTGAAAAAGCTCAACGATGACGATCTCATGCTCATAATTAGTAATATCCGTCGGCTATCAAAGGATCAATGATATATTCCGAGCCGACACCTATGCAATATCGAACGCGAACCGCAAAAGCTGTCGGCAATACTCCGAGGCTTTGCGGTTTTTTGCTTTTTTTGGGAGGTAATCAATATGGCAAAATTTTTTAGCAGCCTGTTTGGTCGAGCTGAGAAGGAGGAGCCGTACCAACCTGCGCCGGTGGCAGAACCGGCTTACGATCCCGAGTACGTTGCGTACTGTATTGAGATGGAACAGGTCATCAGTGCTCATGAAGCAAATCTACATAAGAGCGATGACCCAAAAGAAATAGCCATGGAGACCCTGAAAGTGGTCTGTTCCTTCTATGGAGGAGACTGGGCTGGTATCCTTGATATTGACCTTGATCTGGATGTATGGAATCCTCTGTGGTGGTATAGCGAAGGAAGGTTGGATGAAACCGTCCAGCTCTTCGGTGAGTTTGAAATAGCAAAGTATATGCCCACCTGGATTCAGGCACTTCAAGAAGGAACTCCTATTCAGGTTTTTGATATAAATGACATTCGCAAAATCTATCCTCAAGAATATGAAGTGTACAAGCGCCTGAAGGTTAAATCGGTAATAGGCGTACCGTTTGGACCTAATCCTGTGGGATTCCTGGCGATCCGTAATCCTACAAGGTATGTTACTCACGCAAGTGCAATGAGCGTTCTGGCTTATGTTATCCATCGAGCTATGGCGCAGCAGAAGACTATTGAGAGTTCCAAACTTGCTTTGTCTGCAGATGAGATTCAGAGTGACAGGGACATTATCATCAACTTTTTCGGAAGTATGGAAATCCAGACTTCCAAAGGTGTCCTCAAAGAACGTGACTTCAACTCTCCTAAGAGCAGTCGAGTGGCAACCTATCTTATGCTGAACAGTAAGTCCGCACATTCCGCATGGGAGATCGCAGAGGCTATATGGCCTGATGATCCTGATAAGATTGAGGTGATCTCCGAATATATTCGAGGATATATCCGGACGTTCAGAAAGGCGTTTGAGTTGATCTCTGATTATCAGTTAATCGAAACGGCTGCAAGCGGCTATCAGATCAATCACGATTTCCACATCATGACGGACCTGCAGCAGTTCGATCTTCTTTGGGAGCAGGCACAGCACGCGGTTTCGATTTCTCATAGAGTTGACCTTTTGAAACAGGCTGTCGAAATGTACAAGGGACACGTTTTTGAGAATGCCTGCGACGAGCACTGGATCATTGGAACCGTTACTCACTACAAGTCCCGGTATATCGGGATCGTCAACGAACTCCTTGCCACTCTCATGGATGCCGGTGATTACACCAGCGTTCAGCAGTACGCCACCAGAGCAATTCAACTTACTCCGGAAAACGTCAAGGCATATTACTGGCTTGTTCGTGCTATGGTAAAGCTCGATTGTTTTGAAATGGCAAAGAATGAGATCAACCATGCAAGAAGAAATCTGACGCATGAAGAGTTCGCTTCTCTGAAGAAACTTGTAACGATTGACTCTGAATTGCCGTTTACCCTCCTTTTTGATGGAGAATGAGCCTTTTCACCTCCATCCAACGCCCATCCAACGGACAACCAACATTCATTTTACGCGAATTTTTAGGAAATAGATGCTATCCAACGCTCACTCAACGCTGAGAGGCTCTATCCAACATTCATTCAACGGATAAAAACTTTCATCAAACCCCCGTGAATTAGCCTTTAAGAGCAAAAGCTCAAAGACTAAATCACGGGGGTTATTACGTTGTACCCAAACACATTCTTCCACAGAGGCGCTTTTGTACTTCGCTACAGAAGCGCCTCTTATTTTTTTACCCTTTTTTGGGTAGTGCGCTGCCGCGGTCCTCCGCTCTGAAATCTGACTTTCACCCAAATCAGATTTCAGAAAAACGGAGGAAACGCCATGTCAAGGCGAAAGACAAAACCGGAAGAAATTAGAGATCCGGAACACTATTTCAATCGAATGATCGCGCTCGAAGTGAAGCGTGAACAAGTTGCTACCGACGAATACCATGCACATTGTCCATCTCTTGAAGCAATGATTGAGGGCGGCGATGAAGGCCCCAGCAGAGAGAGCTTGATGTTACTTGCTACCAACACCGATGGCAGCGAGTATGACTGCTACCTTGAATCGACCAGCTTTCTCGGGTGGATTGAGACTTTCAAAAATCCAACGCTATATGACGCTGTAAAAACATTACCGCTGGAATATCAGGAGATTTTGACATATCGGTACAAAGAAGGACTTACAGTTCGTGAGATAGCGGCGGTTATGAAAATTCCCAAGTCAACAGTTGATCGTCACTTAGAAAAAAGCAGAGAAATAATTTCTGATTTTTTTGAAAAAGTGGGACAAAAGCCATGATTTTATCTCTTCCCGTATGTAGGGGTTCTTCAGAACCACCACACAGCATCAAACGATGCGCCTGCTCCTTGAAAACCGCATAGTCACTCATCAGATACATTCCTGAGTACCACGAGCTACGGCACGTTGAGCGCCACGACCCTCCTTGTGAGACGAGCGAAAAATCAACTTGCGAGGTTCGGATTGTTCCCGAACCGGCGATGACGGACCCAGGGTTAATGATACTTCCGTAATTCGCGGCCCGGCCACAATGAAGGCGGGGAGGTTAGATTCCTATGGAGCGGTCAGCAAGCCGCCGTCTGATGTTTCCCACAAACCGGGGGTGTCGAGGACAAATACGGTTAAACAGAAGCATATTTGTTTCTCCTATAACAGGACGAGCTGTCTCATGCAGCTCGTCCTTATACATATCCGCAAAGGAGTGTAGAAAGGAACATATCAATATGGATGACAAGTGGGATTACCTCAGAGGTGATGTCTATCTTGCAGATCTTGGACCGCATTTCGGTTCAGAGCAAGGCGGAACCAGACCGGTTCTGCTTATCCAAAATAATGTAGGAAATCATTACGGGCCGACGCTGATCGTAGCCCCGATCACTTCTCGGTTCTGGAAGAAAGCAAAGCAGCCTACACATTGTCTGCTTGATGGCGTGAAGTTTTTAAGAGGTCCATCCGCTGTTCTGACGGAACAGATCATTACCATCGATAAAATCCGGGTGAAGAAGTTCCTCGGAAGACTGACCGATGACCAGATGAAGGAAGTGGATTGTGCAATCAAGATCAGCTTGGCGGTCTGCGATGATCCTCCCCATTACAACTGAATAACATGGCAGCATAAGGACGGTCGCAGCATGATCGTCCTTATTTTCTGTCACAAACGCTTTACACAGCTGGCTGTATAAAAAATGGCAGTCCGGCGAAACTATTACCAATGAAGATAAGGAGGGCAAGCATGAATCTCGGTGCTCAGAAAGCAGATATAAGAACTGTTGACAGAGAGAGTTTAGTTGATATCCGAAACGTAAAAATCGATCCCGGCCTTTCCAAGCAGGATCGCATCAAAAGCTTTGTCAATCAGATCGGAAATCCGTATTGTTATCGGGATGGCGATGTGGTTGTCGGCATCAGTTACGCAGATACGGATGTAAGTCTTGAAGATCGTCTGAAATCTTACGCATGTGCATTAAAGTAATCAACCGTTAGGATGTGTTGTCCCTAATGGCGACATCCTTGTTCATAAAGGATGCTGCAAGATATAATAATGGTGTCAATGAAATGTTGGACAGGTAATCCGACAGGAACACCCAAACACATTTCCTAATGGTCATTGAGGAGGAAAGTGTTATGAATAATCAATCTTGCAGTCGTGCAATGGCATACTACCGCCTCTCCAAAGAGGACAAGTCAAAAGCCGTTAGTGACAGTATTGAAAACCAGAGAAAACTGATCCGCGAATATGTTCAGCGGCACGATAACATATCTCTGGTTCGTGAAGTTTACGATGATGGCTATACCGGCACAAACTACAATCGCCCCGGTTTTATCGCCGTGATGGAGGCTGTTGAAGCCGGTGAGATCGATTGTCTGATCGTAAAAGATCTCTCCCGCCTCGGGAGAGAGTACATCGAAACCGGAACATATCTGGAAAAGATATTCCCGGCGCTCAATATCCGTTTCATCGCTATTAACGACGACTACGATACGGATAATCCGAAGCAGTCCGATTCTCTGATGGTTCCTATGAAGAACCTGATGAATGAAACATACTGCCGTGATCTCTCAAACAAGCTGCGCAGGCAGTTTGTAATCCAGAGAAACAACGGTGAATGGATAGGACCGTATGTAAGCTATGGGTATTGCAAAGACCCCCAGGACAAGCACAAGCTGCTTGTTGATGAATATGCCGCAGGCATTGTTCGAGAAATCTTTGAAGCCAAAGTTCAAGGCTACAGCTTGAGAGCTATTGCCAATACACTGAATCAAGAAGGGATTCTTGCTCCGTCTGAGTATAAGAAGCAGTACGGTATCAACTATAAGTCCGGTTTTCAAACTGCGGCTAAGTCCGTGTGGAGAGCATCTACCGTTATCAGTATTTTGAAAAATCGCATCTACCTCGGTGATCTCATTCAGGGTAAACGAGGAACGCCTAATTTCAAAATCAAAGTTATGCGTGAACGCAAACCCGAAGACTGGTCCGTTGTTGAGAATAACCACGAACCTATTGTTGATCCTTTCATGTTCGAGGCTGTACAGAAAATGCTTGGACGTGATACCCGTCGCGCCCCCGATGCAGAATCGGTACTTCCGCTTGCCGGTGTACTGTTCTGTGCCGATTGCGAACGCTCCATGATACGGCGTTCTGTGACGAGAGCGAAGAAGAAATTCTACTATTATGTTTGCTCCACCAATAAACGTGGAGAAGGATGTAGCAGCCACAGTATCGAACAGTCGAAACTGGAAGATACCGTCCTTAACGCACTTCGCATACAAATCAATACCGTTGTTGAGTTGGATGAATTGCTGACTTCCATTCAGACAAGCTCACTGCATTCAGCTCGGATCAAGAAAGTTCAGATGCAGATTGAGACCAAAGAAAAGGAGCTTGATGGTTATAAAGACTTTAAGGCTCGTTTGATCGAGGCTCTGAACGAAAACCTGCTTGACCAGGATGAGTTCAAAATGATGCGTGATAAATATCGCCATCTGGAAGAAGAGTGTTCCGCAGCAATCGAAGCTCTGTATGAGAAGCTGAGTGATATGGGAGCTGGCGGTAACTCTGAACGCTCTTGGGTTGAGCAGTACGTCAAGTACAAGGATATTACGGAACTTACCCGTGAAGCAGTCGTAACACTGATCGATAGAATCACGGTTTATGATGACAAGCGTATAGAAATCGCTTTCAACTATCGAAACGAGATCGCTTACTATGCTGAACTTGCAGCAGAAGTAAACAGAAGACAGGAGGTAAGCTGATGGCACGAAGAAGTAAATTCAGCAAAGCACCGGCTTTTGAACTGGAAACCAGTGCTACTTGGAAAGTAGCAATATATCTTCGTCTCTCCGTTGAAGATGGAGACGATATCGAACAGAACTCTATTGGAAACCAAAAGAAACTTTGTCTCGCATACCTTGCAGACAAGAAAGACATGTCCGTTGTCGATGTTTTTACCGATCATGGATTCAGCGGCATGAGCTATAAGCGACCCGGTTTCATCGAAATGTATGATGCAATCACCAGTGGGCGTGTGAACTGCGTAATCGTAAAGGACGTCTCCCGCTTTGGCAGAGAGTATCTTGCGACAAGTGAATTCCTGCAGAGAACCTTCCCGTTGATGGGTATTCGCTTCATCTGTGTCAACGATGATTATGATAGCGAGAATCCCAATGCAGATATTGAAGGACTTCTCCTGCCGTTCAAGATGATTATCAACGATGCTTACGCAAAGGATACCTCGGTAAGAATTCGATCCAGTATTACCGCCAAGATGAACAGCGGCGAATATCTTCCTTCATCCAGCAGTATTCCTTACGGGTATCTCAGAAATCCCAAAGAAAACACTTTCGACATCGATCCCGAACCGGCTCTTGTAGTGAAAGAAATCTTCACCATGCGAGCTGACGGAATGGCTTTCAATGCGATTGCAAAGCATCTGATTGATAAAGGGGTTATCTCTCCGGGCAAACTTCGTTATATGCGGGGCAGCAATAAAGACTCAAGATTTGCCACTTCGGAGTGGACCAGAGGAACCATACGAAAAATCACCCAAGACCCTGTGTATCTTGGAAATAGAATTCACGGCAAAATCAAACGTGATAAGCTCGGGATGGATAAAACAAAGCGCGATAAATCTGAATGGCAGATCATCCCCAACAGCCATCCAGCAATCATTTCTGATGAACTGTTCGATGCTGTACAGGAAGTCAATAAAGCTGAGAACGAGCGCAGAGAGCATTACAATAAGCATACAGCTCCTGAATTAGATTGTCGTGATATGCTGAGAGATAAGGTTTTCTGTGGTGACTGCGGAACGCGAATGATTGCTATGAAGCGAAATCAGCGGCTCACCAGTGATCTTTCTCCCGTTATCTTTTATCAGTGCAACAACTACAAATATTCTCACAACAAGAACTGCAGTAGCCACTATACTCCGACTGAGACTATTATCTCCACGATTGAAAAAGTCATCGATCAGCAAGTGGCTATCGCTGCAGACATTGAGACTGCTATGATGGCTGTCTCCCGTTCACCTAAAATCGCAAAAGATACAGAAAGCTCCGGTTTGCAGAGTATCCGCGTCCGACGCAAGAATCTGGAAGCCAAACTGGAACAGTTGCTCATAAACCTGACAGAAGGGCTTCTGAACCGTGATGAGTATGACTTCATGAAAGAAAGATACTCACAGGAGCGTATGGCTCTTTTGGAAGAAGAACGTGAAGCTGAACTGAAAGTCTTAAAGGCAAAAGAAACATATAGCACAGCACAAAAATGGCTCAATGGATTGAAAGAGTATGGAAAGGTGTCTGTGTTGAGCAAAGAGCTTGTGGATCTCGTCATTGATAAGATTTATGTATTCAGTGATAAAAGAATCCAGGTTGTACTGAACTACAGCGACCCGTACAAAGACTTTGCGTCCATACTATCAAAGAAGGAGGTGTTAGAGAATGTCGGATAATAAATTAAACTTCGAGTATATGCGTCTGTCCCTTGAAGATGGTGACGTAGCCAGTGGCAAACTGGAGGAAAGCCAAAGTATTTCTTCGCAGAGAACTTGTATACGTCAGTACAGACAGGAACACGCTGATCTGCAGATGCACTTTGAAGAGATCGTTGATGACGGTTATTCCGGCACTCATTTTGAACGACCGGGCATAAAGAAGATTTTGCAGTTCGTCGAGATGGGCCGTGTCGGAACGATTATTGTCAGAGACCTTTCGCGTTTTGCCAGAAACTTTCTTGAGGCAGGTCATTATCTGGAGTTCGTATTTCCCGCACACGACGTTCGATTCATCTCCATCAATGATGGGTATGACAGTGCAGATTATGGAGAATCTACCGCCGGTCTGCATATCGCAATCAAAAATCTCGTCAATCAGATGTACAGCCAGGATATCTCCAAGAAAATAAAAAGTGCTGTCGATCTGAAAAAGATGAGCGGAGAGTTCGTCTACGGAACAGCTCCGTATGGGTACAAAAAAGGTCCCAAGAAAAACACAATCATCGTTGATGATGAAGCTGCCCTTGTTGTAAAGAAGATCTTCAACATGGCCTGCAAAGGAAAAACCATTACCGAAATCTGCAGATATCTGAATGATGCGGAAATTCTTACACCGTCCATGTATCTTGCTTCGGTAAGAGGTAAGTACAAAGCCAGGACATTCTGGACCTATGAATCGGTCAGAAACATTCTCACCAACCGTATTTATACGGGAGATACTGAACCGTTCAAATCTCATGTGGTCAAGGTCGGAAGCAACCATGTAAAGCAAATTCCCGAAGCCGAGCGCATTGTGATTCCCGAAACTCATGAGGCTATCATTTCGCGTGAGACTTACTATCAAGCCCGAACGGTCATCAAAAGCAATGTCAAAACACCGTCTCAGGGAAAAGCAAGCGTTTTATCTTCTTACATTGTCTGCGGATGCTGCGGCAATAAAATGACGAAAGGCAAAAAGCAGAATAAGACTTTTCTGTGTGCATCTGCACGTTATAACCCGGAGTCCGGATGTAAAAATGTCAGATGTGATGAAGAGCAAACCAAGTCCATACTCTTACGTTCCATCAAACAGCAGTGCTCGATGATGGAAAGCCATCTGCAAATGATCCGCTCTGCATCCAAGCAGCAGCGCAGTGAGAGTGACAGTCTGAAAGCAGACTTTAGATTTCAGCGCAGACTTCTGGAAGGTGCTCAAACCGCAAAGATGGAGCTGTACGAAGATTTCATCAGCGGTAAAATCACCAAAGAAGAATACCTGAAAAAGAAGGCCGAGCTGAACGACAAAGAACAATCCGCTAAAATGCAGATTGCTCTGGTGGAAGAAAGGTTAAAGGAACTGTCACAGGCAGAAATGCAAAGCGATACTGTCAGCGAAGAAGAGAGTATCGTGAACAAGTACCTGAATATCTCCTCTCTTGATGATGCCTTAATGCAAGAACTGGTTAAAAAGATTGTGATCTTTCCGGATGGTGCTATAAGCATTGTTTGGAACTTCCGCGACCTGTTTGATGGCTCCGCCACTGAACAACTCGGTTAAACGACGCAAAATACAAAAAAGTGTTGTCCCTAATGAACATCAACCGTGTCGGGGTCACCGATTTTGCAGAATGGAAAGCTCGTTGGAGCCGTCACGCATGTCATGGTCAACCAACCGCAAAGAGGCTATGGGATTTTTATTGAGAATATGTTGGGGATGGCGGGGAGTGAATAAAGGAAAGCCGGGGTGATGAGCCTCGGCTTTTTCAATGCAGCCGTTCACGAAAACGTTACATTTATTCGCAGATTGTTTACACAATATATATATATTTGCAAAAAACATTTTGTTATAATAAACACAAAACATAGTTGATTTTCAATCAGTTAATATTACATGTTTCAAGGAGGAATAGAAAAATGAAAATTTGGACTACCCCTATTGCGCGTGGACAAAAGTTTGCTGCCAATGATTATGTATCCGCCTGCTATAAGATGAGTTGTTGCGCTTGGCCTGCATGGATAAACGGCGAAGGTGATGGTACTTTGACTTATATCAGTAACCTGTATGATGACACCAACGGCAATGGTCAGTGGGATGGCAAGGATGTTGATAAGCGGATCATCAGTGGTGTTGCCACATGCGGCGCGGAGATGGAGAATCATGTTGTGGGTGATCCCAACAAGCCTAACAGTTTTATTGAAATTAATGGTGAAGTTATTCCTGCATATTTCTGGGAGGATTCCAATGGTGATGGCCATGTTGGACAGTTGGGAAAAACCACTGTTGATCTTGGCAATATGTCCTGAAGAAATCTGTCTTTTTAATACCTACATTCACAG